CGAGGTCGCCAAGGTAGTATTAGTAGCGGTAGCCATTGTGTCGTCGTCAATAACATCTGTCAGCTTGGCAAATGTTACGTTAGCGTCAGCAATCTTGGCTGTGGTTACGTTGGCGTCCAGGATCTTAGCTGTAGTAACAGCACCCGAAGCTAGTTTAGCATCGGTAACAGCACCTGTAGCTAGTTTAGCAGCGGTAACACCGCTGTCACGAACTGCAATAGCTCCGTTAGCGTTTACGATTGTACTAGCGTTATCAACGGAGTCAGTCCCAAAGGTAGCTGCATCTACTAAATCATTAAGCTTGTTTGCTGAGAGTTGCTCCCCGTTGGAGAAAGCTGTTCCTTTATTTATAATTGCCATTGTATTAAATTGTTAAGCTAATTGAACTGATTGTAGGAGAGGGTTATTCATTATTATGCGTATGCTCGAAAAACTATTTTCCAATTAGGTGAAGCTGGAAAAAAACGACTATTAACAGTAGTTCCGTGCGCAAAGGCTCGCTGAGAATATACGCCCCTAAACTTTACTTCTGCGCTATTTTTAACGACCGACCAGTCACCAAGTCCAACATCGCTTTGAGAGTGAGTAACAATTTCGTCTCCAGCAATCCAACCATTATCATTGGTTTTGCAACGATACACCATCTCCATAAGTTTTGGTATTTCCCCTAAACTATGAGAAATTGTTAAAACGGCAGCATTAGCGGCAGGAATATCTTGCTCTGCGCTTTCAAAACTTTTTGTAAAAACGCTTACATTATCGACATAAGCCTTAATGCTCTCAGAGGTCGCTAACTTGGTGGCACTAGCCGTAGCCATCGTGTCATCGTCAATAACATCCGTAAGTTTAGCAAAGGTTACATTAGCATCTAGGATAGCAGGTGTAGTAACTGCATCGTCAGCAATCAAAGCTGAAGTAATGGCATCATCAGCAATCAAAGCTGGAGTAATAGCATCATCAGCAATGTCAGCAGTGCCAATAGAGCCAGCAGTCAAGGCCGCCGTAGGCGAGCCAAGGTCATTGAGCTTAGTAGATGTTACCGTTTCAGTAGGGTTAAATGAGTTCCCAGGGGTAATTGTAATTGTAGCCATAATTATTGTACGCTAGTTGTTGATCTTGATGCAGGTGCTCCTGAGACTTTTATTCCTCGGACTCTTGGGCGACCCTGTGTATTATTAATTGTAAATTGAATGCCGTATCCTCGGCGGTTACCTATTCTACCACGTATGGAAACATCCTCGTCAATGTCTAGGCTTCCGTCAATGTATGAACTCAGTGTATTAAGATCTACCTCTGCGTCAATGTTTTCTACTTCGGCTGAAATATCAAAGTCGGACTGCTCCGAGGCACTGGACTGCACGTGCATCTCAAATTCACTCCAACGCTTACGACCGAAGTCATTAAAGGTAAACTGACGGGTAGTTACTTCAGCGGGGATGCTGTAGATAACGCCCTCCTGTGCTCCTTGGACTGGAATAGTAGTAGCCAGTCGATCAACGCCATCTGGTCGAGCATCAACCCTGTGAAGCCCTCCAAGGGCATTCACTGCGTATACTGCACGGTCACTTTTCTTACCAGCTACGATCAGGTTCTCGATGTCCCAGTCAACGTCGGAGGTGCTATCCACGGACTCCCACTGCTTGTTAATAAAGTTAAAGACAAGGATAGTATTATTTACGGTGCTTGATCCAGTCGGAACAGCAATGTAGTAGCGATTGTTAAAGTAAACAGCTACGGACTGATCCCAGTACTGACGGTTAATCTTATCAATGGTAGTCTGAATGCTACTACTTAGTGGTAGTTCGCTACCACGGAGGTTATACAGATCCTGGAAGTTTGCTCCGTATATACCATTGTCAGACAGGAACATTACGTTGTTACCAATTTGAACAATTGTCTTACGGGCTAAGCAACCTACTTCATTTGTGATTAATTGCACTGTTGAAGCATCAGGGCTGCTGCCCTGCACTAAGTGAATTGAATTACGGTTGAATACTACTAGCTTGTCATCCGCAAAGGACAGTAGTCCAACGTTAAAGTCCGCAGTTCCAGCATTGAACCTGTACTGATTATAAATCTGATCATAGGTATCTGCGTCCAAGATGTCCGACACAATGATCTCATCAAGGTTATCACGAGCTGTGTATTGCCCTTCTGGATCATCAACCGAATAGCGATACGGCATAACCAATCTACGCTGGTGATAGGTAGCATAAGGTGGTGCTGGCATATGCGTAAAGCCCAGTCCGACCGAAACTTTCTTGGTAAAGATAGGATCAGTAAATAAGGATGCACCGTCATTTACGTGCGTAGTAACTGTGCGTGAATCAAGTACAAACTGAAACCCTGCATTAATTCCTGCACGAGCATTTTCATATGAGACTGTGGTTGGATTAATATTAAAGTCAGTATAGATAATAAAGTTAGTGGAGTCTGGTATTCCTTGAGCGAAAAATGACCCATTAAAGGCAACTCCATTTGGATCCCATTGATCCATAATGATGGGTTCGCCACTCACTAAATTATGTGCTACCTGTGTAGTGATAGTATATTTATAAAGACCCTCAAAGTCTCCAGATCCTTGTAACCCATCATTTACAGCAAGAGTAATATTGGCAAAAACTTCACCCAGTGTGAAAACTTTATTTACAACGTAGTCCTGACCAATGGTAAGTCCAGAGTCTGCACCTGTTGCTCCGCTAATACTTGCTGACATTACAGTAATGTTATCCCCCACCTTTATGTCGTGAGATCCAGAAACCGATGCTATACTATTGGTAATTGCAAATTCTCCAGGAAGGCAATCAATCTGAACTGGCTGAGTGTATACTCCGCTTTTTACTAAACTAAATCCAGAGCGAACTGTACCAGTTCCTGTGCCTATAGCATCAATTGTAATAATATCATTAACTTCATAGGTTACTGACGTAGTTCCAGCAATTGTGTTCCACTGCGATTGAGTCGTGTCACCCAAGTCAGTAATCAGATATGTATTATCTAAATTAAGGTCTGTTAAATTAACATTAGCAAAGCTACCGTCCCATTCTAGCGCAGTCTGGCCATCACGAAACAAGAACACCTTGTTAAAGGCTTGAATCATATCTGAAAACGGCGGAGCCGTTTCTCCTGACTGATATGGAAGGTCGTACGTAATTGTAGGATCCGCTAGGTTAATGGCCAGTGCGCTTACATTGGAGCCAAGTATAACCCACTGACTTGCTGAATCCCCTGGGTTGCTGTAGGAAGTACTAGCGTAAACCTGTGAAATTCCACCTTGATCCAGCAGCATATTGTAACCAATGACTGATGAACCCTCTACATCATTTAACGTAAAGTCCAAGACCTGTGGAAGGACTACTGGCAAAGTATATGTTGCATCTGCCCCGACTAAAGCATACGTAAGAGATATTGTTCCAGTGTTATCTGTTACAGAAGTAAGTTCAAAGGTTCCGTTGGGATCTGTATCTGCCCCAAACGGAATACCGCTGACTGTAATTTCGTCCCCTGTAATAAACACGTGACCTGGCTCAACGGCTGGGTCATCGATAACAATAGTAACTACATCAGTAGTTAAGGAAGCGGACCTAATTGTAGTTGGCAGTAAGCCAACAACTGGAGGCTCTGCTTCCAATTCGGAAGTAGTTGGAAGTCGAAGGACCTCGTCACCACTAGCAAAGGGAGCCTTAACTAAATCAATCCCTGGTCTAACCTGCCATTCACCGTTACGCCCAAGCCTACCATTGTTACTGGTCGCTAATATACCACGTTGCAATTGATCGGGACGCAGGTAGTCATTAAACCCAGTGTACCCCATATCGAGGTCCTCTAGGATTTTATCATCATTTGTTCCGTATGTGCGGTATTCAGGCATTATGTTTTAGCAGTCCCAAGCCTTACGGCTCCAGTAGTTAGCAGATAGTTTATTGGTCTTCCCCTTGATGCCACCACTACGAGCGCAGTAACTTTTCTTACGTTTTGGCTGATCCTTCTTGATGCTCATATTAGCATCCCCGAATCGTACGAGTTTTTCCGTCCCACCTTGGCAGGCTTTCACGACGAACTTCTTACCGCCCTGTACTTCACGGCGGGGTACGTTGCACTTCATCTTGGATTTGTCAGGCACTACTTGCCTTTCTTTCCCCCACGTTCACCACAGGATCCTTTGCCAGCATTTTTTGTTTTTCTTCCGTACATAATATTATTAGTTATTTGACTTGGGAGGAACCAAAGTAGAACCCTACGATGGCTAAAGCTGTTTGGCGGATCTCTGGTAGGATAACAAAACCCTGTACAGTAGTCCATTCTAGGCGCTTGAATAGCCCTAGAAAGCCTTTTGATTCTGATTGGATACTAACACCTATGTCCGTGAATGCAAAGACAAATGGGGCTATTACAATGGCAAAGATAACAGCCGCTGTAATGAGACGGCGCATATACACACCACCACGAGCTGCTGCACGATCCGCTGAGTCATCCGCTGCTACCTGCTTCTGGAGCATACGCTCAAAGAGACGAGCCTGGTTGTCGGCCTGTGCCGCAATCATCTTCATTACAAAGCCGCTTACGCCGCCTCCTAGCATTGCTATCAGTTCTGGTGTCATAGGTTATTTATCCTTTAGTTCCTTGATTACCTTGACTGCGGATGCAGTCATATAGACTAGAGTAGCAAGACCCACGACTAGTCCTAGAAGTTCGTTAATATGCCCCAGTTCGATGGTAGCGATAAAGCCCCCTGTGCCGATGG